GTAATTCAAACCCTGTTTCCTTCCTAGATGTTTGGATGTGCTGACCTTCCTTCCTTTAAGTGATGCATGACCAGGATAGTCAACAAGCGGGATTTATCGGAGATCCTGGGCATCTCGGAACGCACACTCACCGAATGGCAGCGCGAGGGACTGCCGGTTCGGTTTAGCGGTGAACGTGGCGAGTCGAATCAGTACGATACAGAGCAGGTGATTGCCTGGTGGATCGCGCGTGAGATCAGCAAGGTACAAACCGAGACTGCAAAAGACCGTCTGGCCAGGCTACAGGCAGATCGAGTGCAGCTGGATCTAGACGAGAAACGCGGTCTGCTGATCCCCGTCGACAAAATCGAGCCCGCCTGGCAGGGCATGGTATTGGCTGCGAAAAACTTCTTACGTTCCCAGCCTGCGCGCCTCGCGCAACTACTCGAAACCTCTGAAGGAGTTGAGGCCAAGCGCGAACTGATTTCGGAAACCTTTGATGAATTTTTACGCAAGCTCAGCACCTACGATCCAGGGAGTGACCCGGACACCACTGAGGATCTTGCTATGCCGGGCGGTGAGGAAATTCGCGCCACCGCCCAAGATGACAGTGGCGCAGTGGGCGGAGCGATACCGGTATCTATCGGCGGAGACGAGTGAGCTCTCTGGCCGATTTAGTTTTGAGGTAACGCCTTACCTACGCGGCATCCTGGAAGCGATCACAGATCGACGGGTTCGTAAGGTCGTCTGCCGCAAGTCTGCGCAGATTGGCTGGACCGATGGCGTGATGAACAATTTCATCGGCTACGCGATGCATGTTGATCCGGGGCCAATGGGTGTCATGTTTCCGCGCGATCAGAACGCGAAGGATTACAACGTCGAGAAATTTGGTCCGATGGTCGAGGCCACGCCAGTCCTGGCTGAGATCATCAATACCAGGACCCGGACGCTCGACAACACCCAGAATCGAAAAAAGTTTCCGGGCGGTTTTCTTAAATTGTTCGGGAGCAATAGCACCGGGGGCGTGAAGTCCACGCCGTTGAAGCGCATCGCGGTGGAAGAGCCAGACGACTGCAATCTGAACATTAAGGGGCAGGGCGACTCGATCAAGTTGGCCGAAGAACGTGTCAAGACGTTCTATGATAGCAAGGTGCTGGTCGGTGGGACGCCGACCACCAAGGGCGCCTGTTCCATTGATGATGAAATCAAGGTTTCGGACCAGCGCGTTTTCGAAGTGCCATGCCACGACTGCGGCTCGCCGCACGCGCTGTCCTGGGACAATGTGAAATGGCAGAACGACGAAGGTCGCTTTCATGCGGTGTTCGGCCATGGGCTGCCTGATACCGCCGAGTATGCATGTCCACATTGCGGATCGTTGTGGAACGACGGGCAAAAGAACCGCAACGTGCGGCACGCAGAAAAGCTCGGGTTCGGCTGGCGAGCTACGGCGGACTTCAATGGCGTTGCAGGGTTCAGCCTGAATGAGCTTTATAGCCCATTTCAGGAATCCCGACTGCGTCGACTGGTAGAAAAATATTTAACTGCCCTGCATGAAGCGGAGCAGGGCGATGACGGCGCATTGATCGTATTTTGGAATTCGTCAGTCGGCGAGTCTTATGAATTCAAGACCGATGCACCGGATGTCGATGCATTAGAAGATCGTGCCGAAGAGTACGCCGAGTTCACGATTCCTTGGGGTGGGTTAGTCCTTACCGCCGGCGTCGACGTTCAGCACGACCGCCTGGCCGTCAGCATCTATGCCTGGGGACGCGGTGAAGAGGATTGGCTGATCCACTGGGGCGAGATTCATGGCCAGACCATGGTGCCATTGCAGGGCGCCTGGCTCGATCTTGAAGCCCTGCTATCACGCGAATTCGAGCACGTCGGCGGTGCCAAGCTGAGGATTCGCGCGGGCACGGTGGATACGGGCGATGGAACAGCGACGCAGGACGCCGCGTATGCGTTCTGCCGCAAATGGAAGTCTCGCGGCATCATGGCTGGCAAAGGCGGCTCAGAGGCGAACGACGAGCGGCGAGAAATATTTGCTCCGCCAAAGCCGGCTATCGATGCGGACAAGAAACAGAAGGCATGGAAGTACGGCTTGCGGCCGTTCATCGTCGGAACAAGCCGGGCTAAGGATCTGCTCATCGATGGGCGATTGAAGCTGGCAGGCATAGGGCCTGGCCGCGCACACTGGTACAAAAGTGTGCGACCGGACTGGTATCAGCAGATCACAAGTGAGATCAAGGCACCGCACCGCAGTATTCGCGGTCGCAAGGTATGGCAGAAGAAAAGCGGCGTCCATAACGAAGGCCTGGATACGAAAATCTACGCCTTCCATGCGGCTCGATCGCTGAAATTGAATCTACTTCGGGAGAGTGGATGGCGCGCACTTGAGACGGCTGTACGGCAACGCACGCTGATTCAACCAGAGCCCGAATCTGATCCGACGGTCAGCACGCCAGCAGAAATTGAAGATGCACCGAATACCGAATTCGGAAAAGATAAAACCGAACTCGGCATCCCCGACAAACAGGTTACCGTGCAAAAGCCGGTACAGCGTCCACGCCCAGGCCCGCAGAGGCCCGGTGGATTTAGCGTTACGAGGTGGTAATGCAAGTTCCGTCTAAAATTGCTGCCGGTGACACGATCAGCTGGCGTGAGCATAGCTTGTGCGCAGCCAATGGCATGTCCATTACTCCGGGCACGCATAACTTGACGACCTCGTTTCGTGGCCCGGCCGTCACTGGCAATGTGGATATTGTTGCTACCGTCGATAGCGGTGCATGGCTGACCAAGCTGACAGGCATGGAAACCGCCAAATTCAACACCGAGCGTTGCAATGCGACCTGGTTCTGGCACGCCTACGCGATTGCCATCAGCGACGATTCTAGAACTTTGGTCGGTCGCGGCCAAATGATCGTGCTGCCCAATCTGTTTGCATTGACCGATGAATCTTTCGATGGGCGCACGCAGTCGGAGAAAGACCTGGCGGCGGTCAAGAAAGCCATTAGTGCCCGCATAGCGGGCAGCGCGATTGAGAGCTATACGATCGGGAATCGGAGTCTGAAATATATGGCGATGACTGACCTGCTGGCGCTGGAATCACGTCTGCAATTAAAAGTCTCGCGGGAGAAGACTGCTCAGGCCGTCGCGAATGGCCTGGGTAATCCCAGAAAATCGTTCATCCGTTTTACGAGGTAGTCATGGCGCTGGCGGGCAATATCCGGTCTCTATTTGGGTCCGGGCGGACTACTATGCCCATGCTTGCGCGACAGGAACCGACTATATCGGCCTCAGTTCGTGCAGTGCTTACTAAGCAACGCCGCACCTCAGCGCGGATGTATGCTGCCGCTGAGCATGGTCGGTTGATGTCGGATTGGTTTGCCCAGTCGACCAGCCATGATGCTGAGCTGCGGGCTAGTCTTCGGACTTTGCGGAATCGTTCGCGCCAGCTGGTGCGTGACAACGATTATGCCAAGAACGCGATGCGGGTGATCAAAAACAATGTCATCGGGCAGGGCGTTCGCTTTCAGGCGCAAGTCAAGAAAAAACGCGGTGGCCTGGACAAGGCGAATAACGAGCTGATCGAGTCGTACTGGGACGAGTGGTGCGAAAAACTCAATTGCGATGTGTCCGGGAAAAACTCCCTGGCAGAAATGCAACGCATACTCATGGGTGCGGTTGCTGAATCCGGAGAGGTTTTGGTCCGCAAGGTTCGCGGACAAAAATTCGGCGATAGTCCAGTGGCGTTTGCGCTGGAAATTATCGAAGCGGATCAGCTGGTCGAGGAATGGAGCGGCCGCACCGAAGGTGGCAATGAAGTTCGCATGGGTGTGGAGGTTAACCAATGGCAGCGACCAGTGGCCTACTGGCTCTACCCGCGTCACCCAGGTGACTATCAATTTATTCCCGGCCAGGTGCAGACCAATCGGCTGATTCGTGTTCCAGCGGATGAAATCTATCATTTGTTCGTGAGTGAACGTCCGGGCGCCACGCGTGGCGTGCCCTGGCTGCATACCGCCGCTCGCCGCCTCAACAATATGGGTGGCTATGAAGAAGCCGAGATTATTGCGGCGCGTGCCGACGCCTCCCCGGTTGGCACCATTGAATCTCCAGAAGCTGGTGATCCGACTGAAGATGCAACAGGTGTGTCAGGCGCAGAAGGCGTGCGCCAATCGATGCGTCAGTTCGATATGTCGGCAGGCACGTTGATGGAATTAGCCGACGGGGAGAAATATATGCCCTGGCATCCCACCCGGCCGAACACAGCCATGGACGGGTTCATGCGTCTCATGCTGCGCGGTGTCGCCGCCGGCATCGGAGTCAGCTATGAATCTTTATCGCGTGATTATTCACAGAGCAATTATTCCAGTTCACGTCTGGCATTGTTAGATGATCGGGATCTGTGGCGGTGTTTGCAGGACTGGTTTGTCGAACACTTCCTGCAGGACGTATATCGAGAATGGCTGGAAATGGCGGTGCTCGGCGGCGTGCTGAAATTCCCCGATTACGAAACCAATCTCAAGCGTTACCGCGCAGTGCGCTGGATGCCGCGCGGCTGGGAATGGATCGATCCGTTGAAAGAAGTTACTGCCGCCCGTCTGGGAATACGGAGCGGCTTGCAGACACAGCAAGGCGTGCTCTCGGCTAAAGGCGACGATGTGGAAGACTTGATGAATCAGCGTCGTCGCGAACTTGATCTCGCGGCCGAGCTCAAGATGGTGTTTGACACGGATGTGCAGCAGGTCACTGACAAAGGCCAGGCACAGCCGCTTCCCGTGGTACAGGAAACCGATACAGGTACGCCAGTCGACACGGGTAATGCGGATGCAGAGCGGACGCCGGACGTGGCACAGGCAGAAGATGCTTTGGCAAAAGCTATTTTGAATCTAGAACGGGCGAGCGCTCGCGCCCTGCGGCATCCGCGAAAACCGAATGGGCACGCGACGCGGCAATAGCCGTAATTTTAATCAACCAAGCCCGCTACTCGCGGGCTTTTTTTGGAGGTCATTTTAATGGCTACCTTAAATACGTTCGATAAATTCAAGAAGTATTTGGGCGAAGGAAAAATCATTTTTGACGCAGACAGCTTCAAAGTGATGTTGTCGAATACCGCTCCCGATGCGATCAATAACGCACTTAAGGCGGACATCACAGAGATTGCAGCAGGAAATGGATATTCAGCTGGTGGCATTGCGGTTCCTTCACCGACATGGCTAGAAACCGGTGCAGGTACCGCGATATGGCAGTTTGGCTCAGGCAATATGGCCTGGACTGCATCCGGCGGCTCAATCGGCCCGTTCCGCTATGCCGTTCTTTATGACGATACGCCAACCTCACCAGCGAAACCGTTGATTGGGTATTGGG